GCGATGAAATTGACGAGCTTCTTGCACGACGAGGAATAGGACTGAATATCGAAACGCCCCCTCGATTTGGGGGACGTCTCTCCGCCGGCGAAATTCACGAGTATGGCGCTAGGCATCAGGGGTACCTCGAATTGTCGCGGCGGCCCAGGCCCATCCGGCGCGCGGTGATCAGGTAGCTCGTCTGGATGCGCCGCGGAGGCTTCTCCTGGCCGGCCACGGCCGAGGCGGCCATCTGGGCGTCCAGCAGGTCGGACTTCAGCGCGTTCACCAGCGACTGCTTCAGCGTGAACTTGTAGGCCATCGCGGCCGCGAGTTCCAGGGTGAAGACGTCGATAAAGAGGGGGTCGTAGACGCTGACGGTCTTGGCGTCGTAGACGTAGGTCAGGAACAGCGTGCCGCCGCCGGCCGCGTCGGTGAAGATGTAGCCCTCGGACAGGTCGTAGAGACCGGCCGGGACGTCGTCGTTCACCGTGGTGTCGCCGAGGGCCAGCAGCCGAACGAAGTCGTTAGGCAGCGCGTAGGCCGAGGAATACCCGAACGCGGGCGTCTTGGTCGCGCTCTTGGTCAGGCTGACGTACTTCTTGGAAAAATTGAAGATGTATTTGCGGAGCGCCTTGCGGCGGGTCTGGTCGTAATGGCGGGAACAGATGTTCTCGTTCTCCGTCGTCGGGTCGTCTATAGACGCGATTTCCCTCTGACCGAGGCGGTCGAGGGCGAGGTTGCAGATATGGACGGACGACGTCGGGGTAGCCATGACTCTCCTTAAAGTCCCCCGCCGCCCTCGCTATGAGGACGACGGGGGCTTTTATCCGCTCCGGGGGTTTAGCCCTGGATGAACAGACCGCGCACCGAGATGGTGCCCGCGGCGGTGCCCACGGTGTTGGCGGTCAGCGCCAGGACGTAGGAGTCCTGAGTGCGGGTCGCCACCGTGAGGCCGAGCAGTTCGTACAGGCACTTGCCCACGTTCTCAGCGCCGAGGTTGGTCAGGCCGTCGAGCTCGGAGCCCATCGCGTGAGCGCTCGAGAGGTCGGCGCCGTCGGCGAACAGGTCTTTGTCGGCCACCACGCCGTCCTCTTTGTAGAGGCCCAGGTCGTAGTCGGTGCCCGCGGTGATCGCGTCGTTGTTGACCTTGAGCTGGAGCGGGACCAGGTTCGCGCCCAGCTTCGCCAGCTTGTAGATGGAACCGTCGTCGTCGGCGGCCGCCACCTCGAAGGTGCAGGCGAAACCGAATATCTTGCCGGGCATGATGTTGGCCACGTTGCCCTTGTCACCCGCGGCCACGTTCGCGTCTACCCACTTGTTCTGAACAGCCATATTGTTTTCTCCTCCCCTATTTGGGGTCTACTGTCTTATT